AAGGTGTCAAAGTTTATGGATACTATGCCTGTGGTGCTACCACAGAAGACTTATCTTTTTTCGTCAACAAAGCATGGTCCGGTAACGACGGGCTATACCTCATGGTAATGGGGGACGATACTTGGGCTTTGTTGAGAAAAAACGGTAAAGTGAAGGTTATAGAAACAGATTTTTCGAAATTCGATGCTACACAATGCAACACAACTATGGAGATTTCTTTGCAATGGTTGGAAAAATTGGGATACTCGCAAGAGGCCCAAATATGGAGAAATATGTACAAAGAGAAGAAGTACTATATACACAGACCCACTGGGAATATAGTTCGCATACCTAAAGAAAAAGAATTTTTCTTGACAGGCGAACCAGGAACATCTTTGAGAAATTCTATTTTAAATATGGTTGTCTCTTTACAAGCCATTATAGATGAAGATGTTAATGTATATAAAGAATACGGCCTAGTCGTTAAACAAAAAGAAACAATGTCACCATACAACACAACCTTTCTTAGGTGTGTGTTCTTACCTACTTTGGATGGTTACACATGCATCAGATTACCAAGTTTTTTACTTAAGTTTGGTAAAAGCACGACGGACCCATTATTAATATACCCTAGAAATTGGGATGATGATAGAAAACTTCAACAATTTGTTAGATCTCAATGGCTTGGTTATGGAAATATGAAAACAAACTGGTTTTATTCCAAATTTCATAGACACATTAAACACATAACACCAAAAGCAGATAAAGTAAGATTTGAACTTAAAGAGTGGCAAGTTCTAAGCACTGGTCAAACCATAGATGATGAAACATTCTTTAAATTTATGGATGACAGATACTGCATATCTAAACATGAAATGCAAGACTTTATGGATTTACTCAATGGCGTGAACTCCTTGCCAGTTGTTATTGAACATCCAATAACAATGAAGTTGATGCGTGATTATTAAACACCATCAAGGAGCCCGTAATAAAGTAGACCTTAACGAATCGAAAAACAATTTAGATATATTTCTAGTGCGATGAATGAATTACAAAGCCTTAAAAACTTACTTAACAAGCCAAATAAGAAAAATAAAAAGAAACCTAAAAAACAAATTATCAATAATAAAACAAAAAATGCTCCTTCTTTTAAAGATACCACCGGTAATTTCGGTGCGCAAGCTAAGAGCATACAAAAAAAAACACACATC